GTAATTTCCTTTGTCATCAAGTAATAAGCAATCCTTATCGTCTGTCTGCGCATTGTCTAAACGCAAGATTTCAACTTCGGCTTGATAGTCCTCGTGATGTTGTTTAACCTTCTCGTAAATTTTTACAAGTTTCTTTTGTGTCTTAGTTTCTTGGCTACCGATTACGGCATTAAGGTTGCTCACTAATTGGAGCAGTTGTTTGTTCTTCATAGTTTGTTTTTGTTTGTAAAGATAATTGTGGATTGCTAAACGGCAAAGGCAAATTTACGATTGGTGGGTTTTTAAGGTTCTCAATTTGTGTAGCTAAGTTTAAGTCCATAGCTTCTACGTTGTTACCTGCAACTAACCACTCGCATACTTGCTCGTAAGTTAAATCTTCGTAAGCAGTAAAGTCGGTTTCCGAAGGAGTAGCGCAGCCCATTGCTCCGTAAACTTCTGCGGTGTATTCTCCGTCTTTACCTTCGTATCTCCAATGTACTGTTTTTACTACATCGGTTAAACCATCTTCGCTCGGTGCGGTGTCCATTTGGCTAATAAGCCATTTTGTTTCTAATGCCATTTTTAAGGTGTTGATGAATATAAATTAATATAATAAACTGTTCCGTCTACGTTTACAGGTAAATAACCACCTGAACTAAAAGCCTCTCCTGATTGTCTTTGTCCTATCTTGATTGCTGCTCTACCCCAACCCGTGTCTGGTTCTCCTGTCTTTATTGAGCTTGAAAATGTAGCTGCTCCTGTATGTGCTATTGTTAATCTTTTTGTATATGAAGCACCCGTGTAAACTTCAAAATCGTTGTTAGTTTGAACTACCCCATTATTACCAACTAATCCTATATAAGTATTATTACTTGCATTTGAATATGTAGTAAAAATATTATTTGTTGAAGTATTTACTAAATTAATTGCTGAAGCAGCGGTTGTTAAATTAACTGTTATTGCTCCACTATATCTACCCGTACCCGTTACATCAAGTTTATATGTATCATTAGTGTTTCCTAAAGATAAATTACCTGAAGCGTTTAACGTCATTTTAGTAGAAGTAGCCGTACCAAATATTAAGGAGTCATTGTTATGAGCATAACCTATATATCCGGTATAAGGTGCAGCACCTGACGTAGCATCTCCAAATTGTATGTAATGCGTTTGATTAGTTGCTGCCCATAATTGTAAGCCACCAGAAGTTGTACCTGCAAGACCTACGCTAATATTAATTGAACCGGCATTTCCTGCATCTGTAGATCCTACCATTAAATTACCTAAAGTATCAATCGTTGCTTTTATTGCAGAATTAGTAAGGAACTTTAGTACACTTGAAGCACCAACCGCATCTATTCTTAATTCATTTGCAAGGCTATAAATTTCCCCATATAAAGTATTGCCAGTTTTTAAATCTATTACAGATAGGCACCTCTATGAGCAATATTTAGAAGAGGAAAACGCCAAAAAATTACAAGCTATAAGAAAGCAAAATTTAGAGAACTATATTACAATTACGGGTAATGGCTTACAGGCTCTAGGTGAATTAGTGAGCGCGTTTAACATTAAAGACGAAAAGCGAGCTAAAAAACAATTTCAAATAATGAAAAGTATACAAATGGCCTCAGCTATTATAGATACTTATAAAGCTATTACCGGAGCGCTAGCGGATAACAGCCCTATACCTTACTATATGAAGGTAGCCAACGCTGCCATTGCAGGGGTAACAGGTTTCGCTCAGGTTGCTAAAATAGCGCAGACTAATTATAATAGCACAGGCTCCCAAGGTGGAAACGCGGGGTTAAGTGGTAGCGGAGGGGGTGGCATGCCCACAGCTCCCGCAGTAGATTTCGGATTTTTACAGCAAACGGGACAGCCAGGAACGGTCGAGACTTATGTACTTGCGGGCAACGTAGCCAACGCGCTAGAGGCACGTCAAAAAATAATAGATCAGTCGTACTTGTAAAATGAAAAAAGCAAATTTTCCACTATTAAGAAAAGCAATTAAGCGGGGTACTCTTATAGGATTAGAGAGAATAGATGAATTAGATATAACCAAAGAGGAAGCTATAATAGCGGAAATAACCGAGGCAATTTTAGAGCAAATAGAGGAACTATACAATTTTGAATAATGAATAACAACGAAGTAAAAGTAATTGAATACGGCTTAGGCGATAATGACGAATACGGAGTATACGCCATAAGCTTAGTAGACGAACCCGCTATAGAGGTAGACTTTGTAGCCTTGAATAAGGACCGCATTTTATTGGCTCGCGTTCAAGACGGTGAAAAGCGCATGCTATACGGTCCCGCCTTAATTCCTAACCAGGCTATAGTACGTTATGATAAACAAGGGCAAAAGTATTTTATTAAGTACTCCCCTGAGACCATAGAGAAAACAGCGCAGGAATTTCTTAAGCGCAATTTACACCATAACCATACAGTACAACACGAACTACCTGTAGCAGGTTTAACCGTTGTAGAAAGTTGGATAAAGCAAGGCGCTGACAAAGGGCAGGAGTTCGGTTTCGACCTTCCAGACGGCACCTGGATGATCGGGGTTAAAGTAGAAGACGAGACTACATGGGAAGCCGTAAAACAAGGTATACTTAAAGGCTTTTCTATTGAGGGTTTTTTCGTACCTGAAAAAGAGGAAGTTTACAACGAGAGCGAACTAGAGGCTATATTAACCTCATTGGTTAATGAAATTGGTGAAATAAAATAAATGTTTTTTACACTATTAATAAACGTAAAAAAAATGATTGCTGAGATTTTAAACAAATTCGCTCCATTGCTAGAAAAGCACGGGGTAAAGCTGTCAGCTGTAGAAGCTCCCGCAGAAGTTGCTACTGAGGAAACAAAAGTAGAAATGATGGTAGAGGGCGCGCTAGCCGACGGTACTTACATAGCTTCACCTGCCTCTGAATGGGTAGAAGGCGTGGAAATTTTCGTAATGGATGCGGAAGGAAACCCACAGCCACTAGCAGACGGTGAATACCAACTAGACAACGGTAAAATGATCGTTGTATCAGAGGGTAAAATTGCCTCCATTAAAGAAATGGAAGTAGAAGAGGAAGTTAAAATTGAAATAGAAGCAGAAGCTACTGAGCAAGCTGTAGAGGAAACTTACAGTAAAGACCAAGTAGAGGCGCTTTTAAATAACGTTATTTCTGAGTTTTCTACTAAGCTTTCAGCAGTAGAAGAAAAGCTAGCAGTAGCAGAGGCTAAAGTAGTAGAGCTTTCACAAGCTCCTGCAGTAGCACCTGTTAAGCAAAGAGCAGCAGTTCAAACTCAGCAACCTATCCAATTAAATCAAATTCAAAATACTGCGGAGCGTGCTCGCGCTATCGTGGCTAAATACACCAAATAAATAAATACAAACAAAAAAAATGGCAACAAATTTAACCATTACTTCAAGTTACGCGGGCGAATTAAGCCTCCCGTACATTGCGGCAGCTGTGCTTTCAGGAGACACTATCGCTAACAATTACGTTACTGTAAAAGAAAACGTAAAACACAAATTAGTCCTAAAGACTTTATCTACTACAGGTATTGTTAAGGCATGGGGTTGCGACTTCGATAATACCGGAGCCGACCTAGATTTAACTGAGGCAGTACTTGAGGTTACTGACCTTAAAGTAAACGTTGAAGTTTGTAAAGACCAATTTGCAAAAGATTGGGAAGCAATGCAGACAGGCCGTGGTTTCGCTAACGATACTATCCCTGCTAACTTCGCTGACTTCATTATCGGAGTTTTAGCTGCTAAAGTTGCTGAGAATATCGAGTACACTATTTGGCAAGGTAACTTCGGAGCTTCACCTTACACAGCTTTCGACGGATTGTTAAAAGTAATTGACGATGCTAAGTCTAACACTCCTGACGTTAACTTCCCTACTTTGAGTGCATCTAACGTAATTGCTCAGTTGCAATTATTAGAGGCTGCTATTCCTGCAACTTTGGTAGGTGATGCTAACGTAAAATGCTACGTTAATAAGCAAACTGCTCAGTACTACCGCCAGGCTATCGGCACTTTGGGTTACTTACAGCAATACAACGCGGCTGTAGCTATTCCTTTGACTATCGACGGCTACGAAATGTATGTATGCCCAGGTATTCCTAACGGTACTGCATTGTTCGCGAAGAAGGACAACCTTTTCGTAGGTACTGACTTGGTTTCTGACTTTAACGAGGTTAAGGTGGTAGATATGTCAGCTACTGACGGAAGCGACAACGTACGCATGGTAATGAAATTCCGTGCAGGTACTCAGTGCGCTTTCCCTGCTGAAACTGCTCTAGGTTACTAAGATTTTCCTTTGTTATGTTGAAGGGTTGGCGCTAAGGCGCCGCCCTTTTACTACAAATAATAATAACTAAAAAAATTAATAACTATGGCATGTAACGCAACCGCAGGAATGGCCCTTAATTGTAAAGAGGGAATAGGTGGAATTAAGGCTATTTATGTAGCTAACTTTTCCGCAATGCAAAACAATTTTACTTTAACCGGTAACGAAGTAGCTAATATAGCACCTAATGCTGTAACCGTTTACGAATACAAGCTACCTAAAAATACAGGTAACTTTACCGAGGAAGCGGCTATAAGTATTGAAAACGGAACTGTATTTTATACTCAGACTGTTGTAGCTTCATTGCACGGTTTAACAACTGACCGCGCGCAGGAGCTTCAAACTATTGCTAAAGGCCGTTTAACTGTTTTCGTACTAGATAGTAACGATAATATATGGATGGTCGGCGGTAATACAGGCGCTGAGGTAACAGCTTTTTCTACCATGACAGGAACCGCTAAAGGCGATATGAACGGGTATACTATTACGTTCACTGCAGAGGAAAAGAATAAGGCTTACTATGTAACTAATACTGACCCTACAGCTCCATTTGACGATTACGCGAACGTAACTGTAGTAGCAGGTACTTTGTAAATAAATTTGTGCTATATTTAAAGCATGGTTTATTTACTAAAAAATACAGCGGCTCAGCTCCTCTTTTTGCAAATTCAAGAAGGGGAGCTTTTGCTGTCTAATTTCTATACCGATTACTTACTCGAATTAACCAACGAGCAGACACTAGAAAAGCTTTACTGTATACCTACGGTTGTAACAACAAACGAGCGTTATACGAGTATTCAAGTTGGCACTAACGCCAATACACCTTTAGCAGGCAGTTTATTAATTGACTACCCAGCGAGATTTTCATTTAAAATTTACGGGCAAAATAGTAGCACTAATTTAGACCCGACTAATATAGCAGTAGTAGGAGTAATTGAGAAAGGTTATTTAATGGTTCAAGATATTACTACTCCTTATTTTACTGACCCCAATTTAACAATACCTGCAGATGTCGCATACAACGGATAAAAATATAATGGCCGAGCCTATGGTAATTAACATGGCAGGCATAGCGTTACAGGAAGCCATGGAGCGCGAAACGCCTACAGGGTGGGTTAGCTATGGCGAGAATAATCTATTTAGTAATTACTTAATAGAGTTATATAACGACAGCCCCGTACATAGAAGCCTTAGCATGTCCATAGCTTTTACCATTGCAGGAAAAGAATTTAAAACAAGTTTACCGGTAGCAAATAGAGAGCTTTCACGTTTAAAGTTTGACGAGCTACGCCATTGCACGGCTTTAGACTTAAAACTACACGGGGGTTTTTATTGGGAAGTAATTTGGAGCGTAGATAGATCTACAATAGCAAGAGTAAACCATTTACCTTACGAAAACTGCAGGTTAGCAGTAGCTAATGACGAGGATATAATACCAGGCGTTTATTATTCTAAAGACTGGGCCGACTTCCGTAAAAAGAAAAATAAGCCTAGCTTTATACCTATGTTTAACCCTGCAACTAACGCAGAGGAGCCTAGCCAAGTTTTATTCGTTTCAGTTATGACCCCAGGCAGTGCTTACTACCCTAAGCCTGACTACTACGGGGCGTTAAATTACATTGAATGCACGCGAGAAATTAGCGAGTTTTACCGCGCTTTCTTATCTAACGGAATGGCGCCTAGCTACATGCTGCATTTTAATAATGGCGTTCCTGACCCCGAAGAACAAATAGCTATTCGTAGGCAGTGGGATAAAATGATAGGCGCGCAGAAAAGCGGTAAGGTTGTACTTACTTTTAACGAAAATGCAGACCGCACGCCTAAGTTAGATTTGGTCCCAATGACCGACGCAGATAAACAATGGGAGACCTTAACTAACCAAAGTAGAGAAATGATTATGAACGCGCACCGCGTTACCTCACCTCTTATTTTTGGTATTCGAGACAGTGGTGGCCTTGGCAGTAATTCAGACGAAATAAAGCAAGCCTTTAGATTATTCGATAAGCAAGTTATAGAGCCTTATCAAAAGTTAATTAGCGACGCTGTAGAGGAAATACTTAAAGGTATTGGTATAGTTGCAAAAGTTGAACTAGAGGGAAATGATGTTTTCGGTGAGGATGCAACCGCACAAACCGAAGGAGCACCGAGCGCAGCTGTTGCCCCTGCTGATATGCAAAATGTGTTAAATATTGCAGCTCAGTACATGCAGGGCGCAATTACTGCAGGTCAGGCTAAACAAATTTTAAAATTAGCTTTTCCTAGTCTTACGGATATTCAAATAGACACCCTACTCGGAGCAGAGCCAACACAGCTCGAAAAAAAAAAGTGTGAGTCAGATTGCGAAATAAATACGCAAGAAATACCCGAATTTACCGAGGAGGCAGAAAACGAATGGATAAATTTTTTATCTGATAAAGGCGAAATAGTCGACTTAGACGAGTGGGAGCTTATCGAAGCCGAGCCTGTAGATATGGCTAGCGTTAGAAGTTACAGCCGACCCGATGAAAAAAGTATAATGGACAGCGGGCTTTACAAAATTCGTTATAAATACAGTACTAACCTTAGCGCTAACTCGCGTAAGTTTTGCCGTCAAATGGTTGCAGCAAGCCGAGCTAATTACGTTTATAGATACGAAGATTTAGATTATAATGGGTTTGAGGCTAATAGCATGAGCCAGGCGGGAGAAAATTCTAGTTTTGCGCCTAGTGGCATGGCTAATTATTCTATATGGCTATGGAAAGGCGGGTGCTTTTGTCGCCATACATGGGAGCGCCAAGTTTATTTTAGAAAAAGAGAGAAAGGAAGGTTTTTAGCCGAGAAAGGAATAAGTAACGACGACCCTATTAGCGTGGCTAAGGCAATACGTGCAGGAATGCCTTTGAAAGATATAGCTGCTAACTTTGCTCAGGCGAATACAGCACCAAACGACACGCCTACACGAGGCTCTATTAAATACGCAAATACTTAAAAATATGCCAATTAACCCCGAAGTACTTTTTATCGACGAGCACTATTTGAAAAAATATACTCAAATTAATGAGGCTGTAGATACAAACTTAATACGCCCTGCTATCTATTTAGCACAGGATAAATATTTACAGCTGTGGCTAGGTACGGACCTTTACAACAAAATTAAAACCGATATAGCTAATAATACCTTAGCGGGAGTATATGAAACTTTACTAGATCAATATATTTTAAAGCCAACGGTTTGGTGGACAATGGTAGAGCTTTACCCTAGCTTAGTTTATAAGCATGATAACGGCAACTTAGTAAGCCGTCAAAGTGAGAATACCACAGCTATAAGTAAAAGCGAATTAGACGCGCTAGTAGATAAGGCTAGAGATAACGCTAATTGGTATACACAGCGCTTGGTAGATTATTTATGTAATAACGCTAGCGCATACCCTGAATATAGAAGTAACACCTACCCCGATATTTCACCTTTGAAAAAAGTAAATAGGCAGAGCTCCGTTATTTTTTCAGAAGGTAGAACTGAGCCTAGCGCCTGGAGTAGATTTGGGGTAAGGGATTTTTATAACTCTTAATTTAATTTATGACAAGGGAGCAAGAGAAAAAAAGTAACCGTAAAGAGCAGGAAAAAAAACTGCGTATTTACTTAGCAAAAATTCAAAAGCAAATAAATGAGAACGCCAACAATAGAGGAGCTAAAAGCTAAATTTACCGAACTAGGTTATAAGTGGGAACCATTCCATTTAATAGGTATTCGTAGCGCTGCTAACGAGCCTAATAAATTCGACGATCTAATAGGAGTAGTAAATGGTAACGAGTTAAAGTTTTTTACCGGTACAACTAACCCAGGTACATTTTGGCTAAACTCACCTATGAACCCTAAAGGCGCTGCAGTTTTGAAATGTGGCCAATACGTCGATAGTTGGGTAATGGGGTTGCATAAAGGCAAGTATAGAGCTTTAACACAAGCGAAACCAATTACTGTATGGCGCGACGCAGATAAGGACAGCATAGCAGAGGAGCAGGGCAAAGAGGATACGGGTATTTTTGGAATTAATATACACCGCGCTAATGAAGCTGTAGCCTCTAAAAACATTGACAAATGGAGCGCAGGCTGTCAGGTACTAAACGACCCTAAGCAATTTAAGGAGCTACTAGATTTATGCGAGCAGAGCAAAAAGAAATATTTTACTTATACTTTACTCCATGAACTCTGAGAAAGAAATAGAACAAATGCACGAAGAAATTAGAGAGATTAATAAAAAACTAGATAGGGTTCTAGTTACTCTACTTGGCGACGAACAAATGAATATAGACGGCCTTACGCATAAAGTAGCGCAGCACGAAAAATATATTCAAAAGCAAAAATTATTCATGGCTAAAATGAGCGGAATAGCTACGGCAATGGGAGTACTCGGTAGTCTATTAGTGCAACTTGTTTTAAAATTGATGTCGTGAAAAAGTGGCTTAAAAGTATTCTAGCCGTAGACGGTAACCAAAGTTCTAAACGACTAAGCGCAGTAATGGCGCTTTTTTGTTGTATAGCTTTTTCTTGGATAGCGACCTTTACACCGTACCAATGCCCCGAATACATGTTCGAAGGCTTGCTAGTAATTGCAGGCGGTGGGTTGGGTCTTACTGTAATTGAGAGTATATTTACAAGATATAAAAAGAATAATGGAAGCGAGGAAAATTAGAATAGGGTTAATAGTTATTTTTAGCTTATTGATGTGGGCGCTAATTAGCACTACTAAATATCAGGCGGAAATAATAAAGAGGTCCAAAGTAGAAAAGGCTCTACTAACTAATAAAAGTCAAATAGATAGTTTGAAGGGTGTTAATGCGGAACGCCAGGTGCAAATAGACGAACTTAGCAGGCAATTAAAAATAAATGAAAAAGACACAGTTAGCAATTAAATTTAACAAGCAGACAGTTACCAAAGAGAGAATAAAGGCAGTTTGCGATTTAATAAATACAGGTAACTCACCGAGTTTAGCTTTAAAAAGCTTAGGCATGACAACGCGCTACGTTACGCCATT